TTGATTGAAGCGATTCCGGATATCGTTATGGTCATTCCACAGTTGATTCGGTCTATCGTGGACACATTCCTTTCGTTTGACTGGGGGAGCATCGGCAAGAACATTGTCGAGGGCATTAAAAACGGTTTCGTGAATATGTGGAACAGTTTCAAGCAGACGGTTGAAAACGTCTTCACGGGGCTTGTGGACGGTGTGAAAAGCTTCCTCGGCATCGCGTCCCCGTCTAAGGTTTTCGCCGGTATTGGCGGATATATGGCGGAAGGACTCGGACAGGGCTTTGACAAGGAATTCTCAAATGTCAAGCGCGGAATTCAAAGCCAACTCGATTTCGGCACGATGACATTTGGAATGTCTTCCTTCGGGCGTCTTCCGGCACTCGCCGGAGCTGGCACGACGAACAACTACTACAACATCAATGCCGACCGGGTGAAGCAGTTTAATGACATTATCCGAATCACAGAAAATGAGCGTTTGACTTCGCGGATGGGGGTATCTGCATGAGAAGTGATAACTTCATCAGCACCAACCAGGAAGGGCGCAGCCTCTCCGGCGGCGATACCTACAACTTTTATGTGCAGGCGAACGAAATCCGCGAGATCGATGGCTTTATCCGCCGCATGAAAAACCAGAGACGAGTGGCCAGAATGGGGGTGACGTGAGGTGGCAACCAGTTTCAACTTATATTGTTCGGCGTTCGCAATCCTCAAGAAGGACGCGCAAAACACAAACGATCACACGACATCCCCTGCCAAGATTAACAAGGACGACTTGCTGTACATGCAATTTCAGCCACCGAGCGATGGCACACAGTACAAAAAGCTTGTAGATGATTGGTCGAAAATTACAATCTATCTCACCGCCGCCAGCGACTCGGGCACTATTCGGACGCGCATTGGCGGTCTTGAGCATAGCTTTGATCCGCTAACAGTCACTTATGCAACGAAGCAAGATCGGCATGTCTCCGACGTCGACGTAGAGGTCAGCGATGCTTCTGCCCTTCCGAAAGCCTGCGAATCCGGGTATGGTCTGCCGATTATAGACGCCGCTAGAAATGGACTGTATATGAGTCTGTCCATAACCACAGAATGGGTTTCAATCGTGACAAAATCAACAAATAGACCGTATATCCCGGTCTCTGTTGACGATACGGTAACTTGTGGTCTCAAAATCTCAGAAGTGACGCCATCCTCCGGGTCGATCATCAAATCCGAACCAAACACCTTCACATGGGGTGTAGAAGCCGCTCAAAAATGCATTGCAGAACTCAAGCAGGCATCCGCCATCTTCCGCTGGCGCTCCGGGACGAGCGGCACGATCCACACAATCAGCGTCTCCGGCAACACGCAGAGCGTCACGGTGCCTGCCAACACCTTCGCTGGCACGACGAGCATCCAGTGGCAGGTGGCCGTCACGGCAAACAGCGGCGTGGTTACAACGTCAGACTGGGTGACACTCTCAACCGCCGACGCCACACCGACCGCTACGCCTTTGAGCCCGGTTGGCACGGTGATTGATGGCTCGAAGGATGTTCTGTTCCAGTGGCAGCACTCGATCTCAACCGGAACAGCGCAGAGCAAGGCAGACCTGCAAAAAAGCGCAGACGGAAGTACATGGCAGACGCTTGCAACCGTGAATGGCTCGGCGCGGCAGTGGACGTGTCCTGCCGGGACGCTCACGTCCAGCATCAAATACTGGCGCGTGCGCACCTACAACGCCGACGGCATTGCGGGGGCATGGAGCGAGGCGGCGCAGATCGTCGTGATCGCCGCGCCAACGGCTCCGAGCATCCAGATCAAGAGCACGGGTCCGCGCCCATCCATCAGCTGGCAGACCTCCGAGCAGGAGGCGTACCAGGTCGAGCTGGACGGCAAGCTCTCGGGCGGCACGCACTACGGCACGGAGAAGACGTGGACAAGCCCCGCGTATCTTTCGGACGGCAGCCACACGGTGCGCGTGCGCGTGCAAAACCAATATGGCATGTGGTCCGACTGGGGCGCGGCGGCGCTGCCTGTCACCAACACGCCGGGCGCGGCAATCTCGCTGAACGTCGAGGCATCGAGCGTCGCAGAGCTCAGCTGGCAGACGACCGGGAGCTATGATTTCTATCTCGTGTACCGAAACGAAAAGCCGATCGCAAAGCTCACCCAGACGCAGTACACCGACGAACTGTCCTCCGGCAGCACAACGTACCAGGTGCGCGGCTGCTACGACGATTCGAGCAATTACGGTTTGTCTAGCGCGGTCACGGTGACAATCACGACCGGACAGTATGTGACGCTCTACGGCATCGCGCCCGGGAAGAAAGTGACGCTCAAACATTGCGGACTTAAGAATCAGCCGGTGCAGAACGCGATCAGCCGCGACATTCAGTACATTTACATGTATGGCAGCACGTACCCGCACGCGGAAAGAAGCGAGTTTGTGACAAAGAAGGTCGGCGGCACGGCGGTTTTCCTTCCGGGCGAAGACAAAGCGGGATTTGACGCGCTGATTGGCGAATTGGTGTGCCTGAAAACGCAGTCCGGCGAGATGGTCATCGGATACTTGAACGAGACAAGCGACACGTCGAGAGTGAACCCGGACAAATCCGTCGTCAACTTCTCAATTCAGCAGATCGACTACGCGGAGGTGATCGACATTGATTCGTGACGTATCCTACCGCGTGGCGGTTTTACGAAAGGGCGGCGAGGTATCGGCGCTTTCGTGGGCGGCGGGAAATGACCCAACGGTTTATTTCGATGCGTCCGGCGAGATCAAGTCGAGCTTTTCCGGAGAGTTTTACGTGAATCCCATTGTAGACCTGCTGTCAGACGAAATCCAGCCGATTTTGACCGTGGACGGCACGGAATATCCCCTTGGGGTGTTCCGCGCCGCGACGGTGACCAAAGCGGTCACAAAATACGGAAAGACGGTCAAGGTAGAGGCGTATGACCGGTGCTGGCTGCTAAAAAGCAACAAAACGCAGACGAGGGTGCATTATGCAAAGGGCACGTCTTACTTGACGGTCGTTCAGCAGATTTTGACAACGTGCGGCGTGGCACTGGCTATCACGACAGCTTCTGCGGCAACGCTTGCCACAGACCGCGAGGACTGGGAGATCGGAACAGATTATCTGACGATCTGCAATGACCTTCTGGCGGAGATCAACTACAAGCCTGTGTGGTTCGACGTGCAGGGTATCGCCCATATCGAGCCGTATACACAGGCGCTTGCGGCAAACATCAAGCACCGATACGGCGGGACGGAGATTCTGAGACCGATTTCGGCAGACGCTTCGGAGGAAACGGACATCTTTTCCACTCCGAATGTTTTTGTGTGCGTCTGCTCGAATCCGGACTTGGAAGATGCGCTTGTGGCGAATCGCCGACATCTGCGACCTCGACATTCAAACGGAATATGCGAATCGTTCAGGTGACAAAGGTCGACAATGTTGCATCTCAGGAAGAATTGCAGACCATCGCGAACCGGCTGATGAGCGAGTCGCAGCAGACGGTAAAAACAATCAGTTTCGAGACATTTTCTGAGGGAAATCACGGCATCGGGGACGCGATCTCCATCGACCATCCGGATATCGGCGGAATCTATGAGGAAACCGCTTGGAGCATCACGCTTGGAGCGGGCGAGTTGATGAAACACACAGCGAAAAGGACGGTGATTGCATGATTCCGGGCTTATCGACGCAGAAAGAAAAGAAGGTAACAGCACCGACATTTGACCTTGCGACGGTCGGCGCGGTGTATTCCGACGGTTTGAGCCTGATTTTTGACGGAAGCACGACGGCAAGCGAAAAGCGTTACAAATGCAACACGTCGATTTCGTTCAAGGCGGGCGACCGTGTGAAGATTTCAAAGATTTCTGGCTCTTACGTGGTGGATTACGTCGTCGGAATCCCAAAAACATAGGGGGTGATTAAGTGTTTCAGAAAATCGCGAACGCTTTATCGGTGGAGCTGACGGGAACCGACCTGACAAAGGCGACAAAACTGGAATTTTACGTAAAACAGGCCTGCCAGTTCTTCCAGTATACGCCGGTAGTTGTAGACGAGACGCATCTGCTGGTAAAAATCCCGTACGAAGACGCGATGCGCCTGCGCCCGGGGGCAGTAAGTCTGCAATGCGCGCTGACGGACGCAGACGGAAATAAGCAGGCGGCGGAGATCGTTCAGGTGGACGTGAAGAGCTTCCTAAAGGAGGCGGGGTATGCTTAAAATGGTGCTTTCGCAGCCGGAGATTCGGATGCGGATCGCCCCGGCGAAGGTGGTCTACCAGGGCGGCGAGGCGTATGAAGGGGACTATGAGATCACCCCGTCGGTGGAATTGCAGACGCTTCCCACGGCGAACCGGATGCTGGCCAGAAATATTGTCGTCGCGCCCATCCCGCAGAACTACGGGCGGATCACCTACAACGGCGGCGGAATCATAATAACGTAAGGAGTGCACTATGGCGAAAAATGTAAAAATCAGAGACGTGACGTATGAGAGCGTCCCGAATGTGGAAATCCCACTTGCAGATGGCTCTGGCACGGCAAAATTTGTTGACACGGGAAGCGGCGACGCGGCGGCCAGCGACATCCGAGCCGGGAAAAAGGCATGGGCAGACGGCAGCGAGGTCACGGGCTCCGTCCCGGAGAAGGGCGTGGACGACGTAAGCGTCAACGGTAAAAACGTCACCATCCCGGCGGGCATCTACGACGACCCGGTGACCAAGAGCGTCGGCGACGGCACGGTCACCCCCGGCGCGGCGGTTGCGGGTACGGTGCTCGGCGACACGCAGACGGACTATGAGATTACGGTCACGCCATCGGCGGCGGTCTCCGCCGGATATGTCTCCGGCGACAAAAACGGTGCGGAGATCAAAAAGTATGTGCAGGTGGAAGAGAAGCAGGCCACGCCATCCACGGCCGCGCAGGACGTGACCCCCTCCAGCGGGAAGCTGCTTAAAAAGGTGCGTGTGGCCGCCGTGGACGTGTCCGCAACCGCGACGGAGGACAATGTGCCGACCGGCATCACCTTCTTCTCCAACAGCCTGACCCGGAAAACCGGGCGGGCAAAATTTCCATCGATCACACAGGACGAGCTGACCAAAGTGCTGACGATCCAGTAAGGAGGGCGCAATGGGACAGAACGTAACAATCGCGGGCGCGTCGTACCCGGATGTCCCGGCGCTGGACGTCCCGAAAACGGGCGGCGGCACGGCGCGCTTTGTGGATACGGCGGACGATACCGTCACCCCCGCGACGCTCAAATCCGGCGTGACGGCGCACGATGCTTCAGGCGCGAAGATCACCGGCACGTTAGACACCACCCCGCCCGAGGAGTCGGACATCAATTTTTGGGACTATGACGGCACTTTGCTTTACAGCTGGACACTCGCCGAGCTGGCCACAAAGACCGAGCTGCCGCCCCTTCCCTCGCACGATGGGCTGGTCTGTCAGGGATGGAACTGGACGCTCCAAGACATCAAGGACGCAGGCCGTGAGCTCGATATCGGCGCGCTGTATATTACCGATGACGGAAAGACAAGGCTCTACGTCGACGTGGACACCGAGACGTGGGACGATTTTGTACTCAATTACTGGCAGGACCCAAGAAACGCCACGACTGTTGACTGGGGCGACGGCACAACCCCGGAATCAAAAAATGCCGATTCTTGGGTTGAACATCGGCATGTGTACGCATCCAGCGGCTCATACGTGATCACGATGAGTGTCAAAGAGGGTGCAACAATGCGGCTTGGGAACGGATCAAATGGTCGAATGCTGATTGCAAACGGCGAAACCGATATGGGTCGCTGCGCCATGCTTACAAAGGTGGAAATCGGCGAAAGAATGACCAGAGCGACGGAACGTGCGTTTTATGCCACCAGGCTCAAGAGCATATCTGTACCAGCTGGCGTGCTTTTCGAACCGTATAGGACGTTTGAAGAAGTTACAAGTATACGCGCCGTGACAGCGGCTTTTAGTCCTGCAATTATCCAAACATTTTATAACTGTCCCAATCTCCGAGCCATTGCATCCACGAAAGGGACGACGCAAAGCGACGATTATACCATCGCAAATACAGCAGTCCGGCAGATAAATTTTGATATGACTGCTGCGAATCAGGCACAAGCGCTCGAACGCGTCCACATCAAGGCTGTCAACGGGCAAGTTGGTAATTTCTCGGTCTGCTGCTCTTTGTTAGAAGCCACTATCCCAGCGGACGCTACAACCTTTGTCGCTGCCGCATTTCAGGGCGACCACTCGTTGCGCAGGGTGACGTGCCTCGGGGATATCGCGAGCATCCCAGCGCAGGTGTTCCAGAGATGCTATC